TCGTATGTTTTAAATGTTAAATCCCAACCATCTTCTCCATCAAAATATACATTTTTGCCATTCTGCAATGCTTGGCGACCAATTTCATGTTCTTTGTTCAGGCAGTGCGTATCTGTTGCTGCAATTAACCGTATGCCAGTTTGTTTGCCAAGTTCATACATTTTTAAATTATATTCTTTTTGCGAATATGTATTATGATGTTGAATTTCAAGAAAACATCTGTTAGAATTATTCTTTAGAAAATCAATGAATCTCTTTTGTAATTCTTCGCTCCCTCTTCCCAAAATAGAAGCAATGCAAGCGGTACAAATAATAATATTATCACTTGTTTCAACAAGTTCGTCAAATGTAATGCGTGGATTATAATAATAATGTCCATCTTCGCGATTAAATGCGGCACTAGAAAGAACATTTAGTTCTTTTACTCCCTCATAGTTTTTTGCAATTAAAACACAGTGATAATTGTCACGAACTTGTTTTGGCGTATCGCCTACATTCACAAATAATTTTTCTGTAACATAAAATTCCTGTGCATGAATATACTTCATACCAGCAGATTCTATGGCTTCTTTTTTTGCAGTCCACGACGCAATAGAACCGTGTTCTGAAAACGCGAGTGCGGTCATGCCGCATTCCTTTGCCTTTTGTATGTATTGTTCATACGTAGTAATAGAATCAATATTTGTAACAATGTTTGACAACATTGTATGACAATGATAGACTGTGTAATTTTTGTTCATTTCAATTTCTCCAAAATCTTATATTGCACAACATCTAAATCATTTGGGATATTTTTTAGAATAATTTGGTTTATTTTGTCACTATCTTCTCGACCAAATCCGATATATCTGATGTCTTTTCTAGGCCGACAATTTATTCCAAATTCATTTTTTAGATATTCAACAAATAATTCTTTCTCTTCTTTTGAAAATGACGCAATACATATATCCCAAAAGTTTGATTTTGAATTATATCCATCATCCAAAAAGAATATGGCCAATTCAAATTCATTTAAGCCAGAAATAATTTCCGATTTCGACATACTTCTAATTTCTTTCAAACAATCAAGTTCTCTTGTAGCAACTCTATATTGGTCTTGGCAAACATATTCTTTGCCGTTTATTTTTATTGTTTTACCTGTAACATATCTTGGAGTGACGTTGCACAAATTTTTTAATATATCGTATTTCCAAAATAAATAATCTTTTTGATTAACAGCATGATTAACTATAAAAATCGGAGAATTTTCTCTTTTGTCTATATGCCCGTCTCCAAGCATAGAAGCCAAAATAAGCTCTCTTTGAGTTTCATTTAATTTAGTATTTTTCTTTATAAACCCCTTTGTGAGATGATGTTTTTCTGTACACCATTTTTCAATTACACGGTAAGAACATCCAGCTTCTTCTGCCATTTCATGTGGATTTTTACCTTCCACTATTCTTTTTTGATAGCACCAATCATAATTTTGATATATTGCTTTATAACGAGGGTCATTTTTGGCATATGCATAGTTTAGTTCAAATCCATATTTTTCTTTGTTTCTGCTTATAAAATCAGTGTATACACCCAAGTATTTACACAATTCTATATCTCCTGTGAAATATTTGCTATTATCATTAATCCACCGAACGAGTTCTTCGTCAATGACCCAATATCCACATTTATCTTTAACCAAATTGGGTTTTTCAATAGAATCCATACCGTCACCTCTATGCTATTTTACATATCTATTATAACACAAAAATCCGCTTTTGTCAAGCGGATTGGGAAAATTTTTATATTATTTTTTATTAGAATTAATACGGACAATGCTCTGTCATCTGCTCATAAGAAAGCAATCTGTCACCAATGATTTTGCCCCCATTTGCGAACGTGATACCGTCATAATTGATACTTCTATCATCCCAAGAATACCGTCGCATTTTGGCGATATTGTTATCAAATAGCCTACGAGTTGCCCTGTCATAATACAGGCCAACAGTAGCACCCTTTGTGCCGAGTGTTCTATCCTTAAAAACCATCAACTGGCGGTCAAATCCGTCATCAACTAGCGGCTGCAATCTTGCTTTGTCAAGGCCAAAAATTCTATCAGCCATATTTACAAATGAACTTGAACCCAAAATTGAATACTCGTTCAAGGTTTCCCCAACAGCAAGCTTTCTAGGATGGGCGACAATATGAACTTCTACCTGATTTTTCTTACAGAAATGAATCAGCTTGTTGATGAAATCAACCTGTTTGCCAGTGATTTCTTCATTTGTCTGACCTTTGAAGTTCATGCACATCCAGTTGTCAATAACAAAAACTTTTGCTCCACGCTTACGGTATGTATATTCCATTGTGTCAAAAACATCGTCTGCACTGGATAAAAGCAGATTATCGTATACAAAAACCCTATTTCGATAATATTCTTTTATAGCCTGAATTGCTTGCGGAGTAACTTTATAATAATTAAACCCATTAGGAGAGGTGTATTCAATTGTATGGTATCGACCAGCAGCCTGTGAAATAATCCAATTCAACATCTGAGCACAACTAAGTTCCGCATTAAACCAATAGACCTTTTCTCCACGGTCAATGGCTTCAAGAACACAAGATTGTGAAAGAATAGTAGATTTACCAACGCCAGTCAATGCCGTCCAGATATTTAATGTGCCGTCAACAAATCCATAAATTTCTCTATCAAAAGAACTAATTCCAGAGGGAATATAACCAGTTTTTTCAATATCAAATTCTTCTGCGTCCATCAGGTCAACAATGTTTTCCAAAGGAATCTCTTCTGCGTTATTAATCATTGCAAGAACTCGGCTTGCGCCGCATCCTAATAAGCAATTATTAGCATCGGTTTTACGAATAACCGATTCTGTAAATTGATGGTAATATTTTTCAACAGCGTCTTCGTCTTCGCTCAAAGGCTTAACAATTTTACAACGATATTCTCCAAGGCGCGGAAGAACCTTTTTCGTGCCAGCATCACCAGCATTGTCGTTGTCAAACCAAAGAGTAATTTCTTCAAACTGTTCTAACCAAGAATAATTAAATCTAATCCAGTTATCATCATCAGCACCGCCGGGAATAGATACGACATTGGTATATCCTGCTTCAATACAAGCTAAACAGTCATTATAACCCTCGACGATAAGTAGTGGCTTTGTTACATCAACTTTATCCATATTATAAAGAGAATGACAAGAACTCGCATTTTTCTGCCAGAACATTTTTGGTTCATCTGCCCTTAACGCATGGGACGGACGATATTTAACGCCAATAATTTTGCCATCTAAATCACGAAGTTGATAAGCGACATTATTATAAGCATCCATTCGGAGGTCTACATACTGCATAGTTTTTTCCGAAATACCACGCTTTATCATATAAGCCTTGGCAGTACCATCAATCTTTCTAATTTCTTCTTTAGGATAAACATAATTTTTAAGCCAATTATCCTTATCATCATCTTTGGGATTAAATAATTTAGGATTATACTCAATCTTTGCTAAATCAAGCATTCTGCGAACCGCTTTCATATACGATTCATCATTTTTAATCATAAAGTAATCAATAAGACCAAATGTTTTTCCGGTAGAGAAATCCTTAAAATAATACTCCTTTTTATTCCACATCATAGATGGGGTATTATCATTTACATTAAAAATAGACTTCGCGCTGCCCTTTTCTGGACTCCAATTTTCAAGAGGATAGCCAGTGGCAATTATCTCGGCGGCAGTATCACCGAGAACTTCTTTTGCTTCTTTAATTTTGTCAAAAAGTTCACTCACTTTATATACCCCTTAATCTATTATTAGCTGTATTAAAATACTCTTCATTAATCTCGCAACCTATAAACTCTCTATTTAATTCTATTGCTGCAACTCCTGTGCTACCAGAACCCATAAATGGGTCAAATACAATTTCTCCTTCATTACTACTATTAATAATAAAGTTCTTCAAAATAAATACAGGCTTACAGGTTGGATGATTAAACCGATGCTTGTCTTTTACATTTAATTTAGTAATATAATACGTGGATTTAGTTGTATAATTACCATAAATTCTCACTCCACGTTCTCTGAAAAATAAGATAAACTCTTTATCCGTAATATATTTATTCCCACAATTGGGAATTGGGTTGCTTTTAATCCAATCAATTATATTCCAATTACAACCTTTTTCTTTTACAAAATAATCAAGTAATGGAATAATTTGTTTTTGACTGCAAAATATGTAGCAGTTTATTTTCTTCATTACCCTACACATTTCATCCAAGGTTTCACGAGAAAATCCATTTTTCATTCCAACAAGCTCTTTTACATAACGCTTATCAGACTTTTTATACATTCCTCTGCCATCCGTATAAATTTCATATGGAGGGTCTGTGACGATTAAATCAATGCAATTATCAGGAAGATTTTTCATATATTCTAAACAATCATTATTATGTATTTTAAATCCCATAATTGCTCCTTAATCTTGACATTTATATTTACAACTGTGTCTTATGCCACAGAAATTATAACAAAACCAATCAAATTGATTATTATTTTCTTCTAAGATTGGAGCAAACATAAACTCTGATTGAATTGTATTTATTCTATCTTCTGCCCAATCCATAACTTCATTTAACCTATCTAGGTCAAAATCAACCCAAGTCCATTTATTTATTCTAAACATAAAGAACGCCATTTTCTTAGGATATTCGCCATAGAGTTGTTTTACTGCATACGCATAAAAGTACAACTGTTTTTCATACTCTAAACGTTCAGCCTTAGACTTCCAGTTTCCTTTACTTTTATAATCTACAACGATTAACCCGTCTTGGTCTTTATATTTAGCTATTAAGTCAATACGCCCATTGATTCTGAATTTATTTTCATATACTAAATCAAAATCTTGTTCCGCATCAACAACATCAAAATCAAATCCTTCAAAATTCTGAAAAAATTCTAATCCTTTGTTATAGTAATTTTCCGAGAAATCTTTATAAAAATTTTCTGTCATATACATAGTAAAATCAGAAGAAATGTTTTCCCAATAATGGTCTATGTAATAATCTAATAATTCAGAAAGTTGAAGTTCCCCTTTGTTCCATTTTTCAAGAATCATATGAACGTAAGTACCAAATTCACTTGTTCCATGACTTTCTTCTGGTAAAGTTTTGTCATAATAGTGCATATAATAATAATACTTACAATTTCCAAATGACTTTAACTTAGAAAATGAATATGTTTCCAAATAACCACCGTCAATTCTCTAACTCTTTCAATCTATTTTTTGCAATATTAAAATATTCTTCATTTAATTCCATACCAATAAAATTTCTATTAGTATTCAAACAAGCAACTCCTGTACTTCCACTCCCCATGCAATTATCCAAAACAATATCTCCCTCATTGGAATATGTCTTAATTAAATATTCTAATAAGGCAACTGGCTTCTGTGTTGGATGTGTCTTTTCTTTGTCCAAATTGAATTTTTGAATAGAAC